CAATCTTTCCGTTATCCGCCGCGCTCTTGAATCCCTGCCCGATTAGTCAACATCACTTCTATGCCTGAACTTTCACCCGCTACTCAAGCAGTGCTCGATGCCTTCCGCTCAAGCCACACAGGACCGGACTGTCTTGCCGCCGCCCTGCGTGCTGCTGTAGCCCATACGCAAGTGCACCATGGCAACGACGTATGGGAGTGCGACGCAGACGAGTTACTCGCCATCGCCACCGAACTCGAAGCCCAGTAGTCCGATCAGCTAAAAGGTGCCTGTCAACCATGGCTCACGCACCGATGGTTCATTGATTACCCAGGGACAGGCAGCGCCTGGAACGCGAAACGCGGAAAGCGGTTCCCAGCAATCTTAACAGACATGACCATTCTCTGCGACACTGAAATCCAAGCGCTGATCACTGAGCGCAACATGGTCGAAAATTACGACCCAGCATTGATCAATCCCGCCAGCCTTGACCTACGGCTTGGTGACACGATCATGGTTGAGTCGGCCGAAGACTTAGACATGCGGCCGCTCAGTATTGCGGGCAACACTGCAGACAACCCTTATTTGCTCAAGCCAGGGCAGTTCATCCTTGCGCAGACCATTGAGGTGTTCAACATGCCGGAGGATATCGCCGGCTTGTTTTTCCTTAAATCCAGCCGCGCACGCGAAGGCTATGAAAACCTCCACGCCGGTTATGCCGATCCCGGCTGGCATGGCAGTGTGCTCACGCTGGAATTGAAGAACTCACGCCAGCTGCTGCCATTGCCGCTGTGGCCTGGCCTGAAGATCGGCCAGATGGTGTGGTGGCGGATGAGCAAAGAGCCTGGCACCAGTTATGCAGTGACTGGCCACTACAACCAAGACCTAGCCACCACGGCCTCTAAGCAGTTCCTCAGCTAGATCTAAATGCCACTGCTGCACACCCGGCGGTGGCGCAGCTGATGCCTCTTGCACTAGCCAGTGGATTTGCGACCGCTGGCTAGCTTCTTGCTCCGCAAGCAACAGTGCATATTCCAGCAGTCCAGACCAATCCTGCTGCGCATGTAACGCACGCAACGCAGCAGCATTGGCGGCGCCATGGAATTGTGCTTCCATAGTATGAACCAACGGATTACTCATGGCTGATGTTGTCGGCGATTACCTCAACAGTATCGCTAAATATCCACTTCTCACTGCGCAGCAAGAGATACAACTTGGTCGGCGCGTCGCAAGATGGAAAGAACTTAAGGATCTTGAAAGGCCATTAAGCAATCAAGAGCGCCGTGAATTCCGCAGTGGTGAACGCGCACGGCAAAGGTTCATGCAATCAAACCTGCAGCTGGTGGTGCATGTCGCGCGTAAATATCAAAAACGCACGCGGCAGACGCTAGAGATGATCGACCTCATCCAAGAAGGCAACATCGGCCTTGCGCGTGCTGTTGAGTTGTTTGATTACACACGCGGCTATAAGTTTAGCACTTATGCCTATTGGTGGATACGCCAAGCCATCGGCCGTGCACTGGTGCAATATGACCCAATTATTCGCTTACCGCTTGGCATCCATGACACACTGGTCAAGTTGCATCGCGCTGCAGAGCAGATTGCAAGACGTGAAGGTCGCACAGCATCGGTACAAGAATTAGCGGCAGAGCTTGATATGGAACCAAAGGCCATTGCAGATACATTGCTGCAGTCATACCGCGTGACAAGCTTGGACAAACAAACCAACAATGAAGACGGCTCGCCAATTCTTGATGTAATCGCCGACCCAAATACATATGACTATGAGCAGGACTGGCAGCTTGAATTATTGCGTGATTACTGCGACAAGTATTTAGATGACCGCACGCGTCAAATCATTTACGCCAGGAACGGCCGTCATCCGGTGCCATGGGGTGACCTTGAAAAGCAAATGAACTTATCGCGTGCAACGCTTTGCGACCTGCAGCGCCGTGGCATCAATAGGCTGCGTATGCTCATCAACAACCCAATGGAGGGCACGCCACTTGGAACCAACCATGCAAAAAGTCGGTGATACTTGGCGTGTTTGCATTGCTGGTATGTGTAAAGATCACAAGCAAGAATGGCAAGCTAAAGTGTTCTATCACCAGATGCTATCCAATGCGCAATCGCAAGTTCACGATCTAAAAGATACGACGCGCGATTTCTAAACCATTCCTGCCAGTGTTCGCTACCCTTTTGCCGGTTGCATGGTCGGCACGCTGGCACCAAGTTAGTGGTTACCGTAGCGCCGCCTTTATGGCGTGGCTTGACGTGATCTAACGTATCCGCCAGCTCACCGCAATATGCACATTGATGTTGCCATGCCTCAAAGATCTGCTGCCTAAATCTATGTTTTGCACTGCGTTTTGGGATGAGATTTGCGCCATCAATGCAGTGATCCACATGGTGTGGTCAGCTACACCAGCCTAGTAATCCCATCGCACGCGTGGCTTGCCTTGACGCATTCCGAGATGCACAAACCCCTTGGGTGCGCCATAGCCTAGCGAATACGGCCAATGATCATCGCACCATTGCTGCACCTTGTAAATATCAACGCCTTGCAAGCAAAAATCAACTGCACCAACATTCGGTGCGCTATATAGGTGTTCGCTGCGACTGGCGCCGCCAACTGCTGCATTCGCTGATCGCGGGCGATAGCCACTGGTAATGATCACCGGCTTGCCGCCAAATGCAGTGCGTGCACGCTCAAGAAATGACGCAAGTTCTGCTGCTGTATCCACTTGATATTGATGGTCAAATCGCCGCACCTCTTGATCAAGCGCAAACTCACCAAGCCGGATGTGCGGTGTAATGCGTGCGTTAAATGGTGAGCTAGGCGACAACCGCAATGGATCTTGCTGCTGCTCACCAGTCCATAACTTGCCTTCTGCCCTGCGACGCCGCAACAGACCAGCTTCTACGTTGCTGCCAGGGTTTCTATACAGCTCAAATGCCGCCGGCACCGCTGCCCAGTCACGTTCGCGCAGGCATCTGCTGATGGTTTCAAAGCCAGCCAGGCCGCAAAAATCAGCGCCAAGGTTGTAAGCGAAGCTGATCAGCGCTGACTGCTTATTTGCCGGCATCTCATTCCAATACGGCACCGTGCGGCGCAGCTTATCGACGATGCGCTCTACCTCAAGATCAAGCAGTTGGTTTGCATCAACCACTGTGATCTGATCACCACGTTGCACCTTGCGCCCATCGCTGTAACGCGTGGTGCCATAGCCGATGGTCGCCACATCCCAGCCGTGCAGCGGATCGGGATATGCACTAAGGTGGCAGCCCTCGAAGTCTTTTATCAGACTTATGGCTGAGGCATAATTATTCCGCTTGCCGCCTGCTTGCCAGGTTTTATACCACGACCTGTCGCGGTTAAACACTTGCGGCGCCGCAGCCATCAATTCAGCCTCAAGCTCCGCCACTGCCGCCATTTGATGCGGTGTGCCGTGCTTGTAATACTTGAACAGATCCGTCAGCTTGACCATGGCGCTTTGATGCTCATGCTGCCATTGTCGTGATCCTCGATCACAGGCTTTGGCGTGGTCGGTGGTTGTGTTGCGTGCCAATCCGCTTCGGCGCGATCTAGCCTTGCTGGCAGCGTCGCATGGAACTTGTAGTCCTGCGCCCACTGCTTCAGATGATCGCGCCAGTCCTTATCACCAAAGCGGATCAGCCAGGCTTCTTTGGGAATACAACCTTAAGCGCCTTGACGATCAGCTGCACCCAAGCGTTTTCTTTAATCGGCAGCAGTGCAATAATTTCAGAGCCTGCAGCAACAAGAATTGCAATCGTGGCAAGTGTGGTGGGATCCATGTCAGGTCGGTGGTCTTGCTTCTAGCTTAGATACCCTTTGCTCTACCGTAGACAACCGCCCGTAAGTTTCCTTGCGGTCTTCTTTCATGTCGGTATGCAGTACCTCTAGCTGAGTTGCTATGTGCTCAACAGCTGCAGTGAGTCGCACAACGGCATTTCTTGCCTCCTCATTGCGCTTGCTGGCACCAGCAGCCCCCATGGCTGCAACGCTGATGCTTGCGCCGGCCACTGCGGCAATGATTTCAATCATGGCAGCAATGGCTACTTCACCAGCTTAGCGACCCTGCCCGCGACGAAGCTTGCGCGTACCACGGGGGCGGCTGTGTTGTCCGTTTCCTTGGCGCGTCTTCTTGCGCTTAGGGATAATTTCTACTTTGCCAGTGCCGGTTTTAGCGCGTACTGCCATCAGTCGTCACGGCGTGGGTTGATCGCCAACAGGCTGTATCCCACCATCAGAAGAGTCAGCAACAGGAGCGTTAGGATCATTTGGCCAAGCTGGGTAATCTTCGCCTGTAATGTATGCCGCTAAATCTGTTGTGTCATTTGTGGTGCCGATATAAAGCACCTTTTCGTCTGCGGCAAGGCGGATTGATTCGCGCCATGTTTTCCAGCCAGGATCCATGACTGTTGAATTGTCTGCCTCGCGGATCACCATCCAATCGCTTGGGTTAGCAGCGTATTGGCAGTCGTGCGTGTGGTTGCAATCCACTGCTTGCACAGCTCAGCGTGATCCTTAGGAATCAGCTGCCCATCGGCGTCATAACCCCAATAGAAGCGTTGATCCCAAATCGGCGGATCGGGCACTTCTGTGATGCCTGCAGCCGTGCGTTCTTCTGGGCTTGAGAGGCGCAGCCAATTTGCAGGGCGCTGAATGCCGTTGATGTCCGTGAAGGCAACATCAGGGCTAAGCGGTTTGCCGTCAAGAAGGAACATGGTCGTCCAGCGTTGGTCGTACTCTACCGCTAACGTGCGCGAGCGGTTTTGAAGGGGTTTTCAGCGAAGGCGGCGTAGATGTAGGTGCCGGCGTTGGTATTCACGCTTGCATCAGCGGTGCGCACCTTAAATCCGTTGCTGGTGATGTCGATCAAATCAGTTGTGCTTTCAGCATTGGTAAGGTTGGGATAGAGCGGATCGTTGTCTACGTTGTACCCTTCGCGCTGATAGTCGAGCATCGTCCAGTTGCCGGTGCTGCTGGACATTTTGAGGAGGACAAGCGCGGGTCGGAAGCCCAAGTAAACAAACGGCCCATCTGCGCTGCCATTGCCGGTGTAGGTGCCGAACGCGCTATAGCCTTCGACGGGGGCGAAGCAGTAGGCGACGTAAGTGCTTCCTGAAACGTTGACTGTTCCTGCTGGGGTACCATTTACAGTAAAAACACTAGAGGTCGGAGTAGTTGAGTTCCAATCAGTATAAGTAACTGCCCCGTTAGTGAGATTAAGGTTGAAGTATTTAGTGTTGCCGGTTGAAGCGTGATAAACTCTCCAGCCATATGCCGTTACTCCCGTCCGAGGCTTAACAATAAGCATACTTGGAACAGCATTTAAACCATGCCCGATGGTTGATCCAACTACCCCATTCCCCGAATAAGTAACAACCGAGAACCCCGCACTCGGATTAGCCCTCACCTGAGAAGTGATAGTGCCATCGTTGTTGGTGACTGTTGAGGATCCGGCGTCCCAGCTCCAGGCGACAGAACTGCCAGATGGCGCGGAGTAGGTGGTTTCAGCAGCAGCAGTGTTTGATTGCAGAGTCGCTGTCCCACCACGTACCGTATCAATTAGTTGATGGTTGTTGGCGTTAGCGCGATCTTTAATCCACAGCAGATCAGCACTGCCGCCAATCGCGCCTTGGGCAGCAGTCAGGATGTTTGCACCAGTATCCAGTACCACATCCATCGCCGTGCTGCCGTCAGCAATCGTCGGCTCGGGCAGGTTCGTTGTGCAGAGCGCCTTGAAGCCGCTGGGGGCGGATGATGCCCACACCCTCTGGCCAAAGTTATGTGATCCAGCCCTGAGAGTCCAGTTAGCTCTAGTGCCATCCCATGTGTAACCAGTGCTGT